AAAAGAAAAAAATCAGAAAGTTTTTGAAAAGGGGGTTTTTCCTACATCATGATGCATCTTTTGGAAAAACCTACATCGCTCATTTTTGATGAAGAGTTCGAACGATGTAGGTTTAGTCCTTCCAGATAGACAGCTGAATGAGTGCCTGTTCGAATGAAACAGGCTCGTTTTTTGTGTGGAAAAGTTTGAACCACCACGCTCCGTCTGAGCAAATTCTGGCGACAGTTGGGTATTGGAATGCCCAAGGATCTCTAGTATCCATTTTCGGAAAGTACTGAAGAAGTTTTTGTAGTTGTTCCGGTGTTTTGATTGAGACTGTCAAGGAATCGCTTTTCATAGGGTTTGAGTATCAAGATTGCTTGTTCTACTGAAATTGGTTCCAGTTCTTTTTGTTCTAGTGGGATACCTTCCGTATCCATTATTGAGCTGAACCAGCACACCAGGTCTTTACGAACTAGCAGTGTTGTTGGGAAGTCAAGCTCGTCTGTATTGAAGCTGTTAGGTCTATTCGGATGCCGCAGGGTTATCAAGGCTTGACGAAGAAGTTCGAATTCTTCCGCATTACTGATTGAGATGGCCACAAAGAAGTCATCGTGGTGCATCGTTGCTATGCCCATACGCTTTTTCAGTGGGTATGGAACTTGAATCTCGTAGTTGTACATTTTTGTACCTTTCGTATCCATTGTTGATTTGTGCTGATTATTTAGCTCCAGATAAGTTCGTAAAGTTCTTTGGAAGCGTCTTTTGGTTTGGGTGTTATTGCTATTTGTTTATACGAACACCTTTCAAAATACGAGACGCTCCAATAAGACCATTCACCGTTTTCTATGTATTTAGGTTGGTGACTGTATACGTAAACAGTTTCGGTGGGGTTGATGACAAGCCATTTCGCTCATTCAGGAATTTCAACATCGATTTTGAGAGTAGCCATAGGTGCTTACCTCCCTTGGCATCCCGGTTGATTTGGTTCGTAAGAATCAAACAAACCTCTCTGTGAAAGTCGCTGTCAGACCTTGTACAGAGAGGTTTGTTTGATTTTCACTGAGTTGTTTTTCTTGTCCACCACCAGTTCATGAGCCTGAGCCCTGCAGAGATAGTTATCCCTGCGTAGGTAGTGACTGTTACTACCATGTTCGACCTGACCATGATAATCAGGTACACCAGCAGACAGAGCAGGGCCAGATCGATCCAGGCTCGGTAGGGCAGGGCTTGCGCCCTGAAGGGCCATATGACCCACAGGAAGCCTAAACCCATGCTAATCCCTGTGATCATCTCGTTCATTGAAGCCTCCGAAGTAAGCCAGTCCGAGAATACCAAGGCTGATAAGCCCCAAGATGAAGATTGCCCCTTTGAATAGGGGCACGACGAGGGGGGCTGCCAGAGCCCCTACTAGCCCTGCTATCAGTACTTCTTTACTCATCAGGAGCTACCTTTTTGCTGAGGCAGGAAAGTACCTTAGAGAGCTCTTTGCGAGCTTTCTTGATGGGCTGCGGACGCTTGTATTGGTCCACTGTTGTTTTCTTAGGCCTTTCGATGATTACCTTGATCATTGGATCACCTCCATATTTCCGTTGATAACGCGATAGACTGGGGTACCGGCGCTGTCGTAGCAGACTCGATTCGCTGATTCGTGTGGTTGATACAGACGGCAGGTGACTTCTTGTCCCCGCCACGTTTCTTGAACGTACTCGCTAGGCACGAACAGTAGGGCTGAAAGTCCTACTAACAGTGCTAGCATCTCAAAAATTACACGCATGGTTACCTCCCCGATTGATAGTTACCAAGCCTTGTTAAAAAGAAGAAATAAGGGGGCCGAAGCCCCCTTGAAGGTCAGTGACATGCAGGGCGGACACCTGCGTCTTGTTCGGCGCGAGTTTGAAGGTCATCGACTTCTGAGCCCTCTTGTTGCAGTTCCTCGCGTTTCTTCTCGAGGTGCGTGATCTCGGGCTCCAGAAGTTCAGCCAGTGCCTTGAGTTCCAAGTGATTGGCTTGGACCTCATGTGAGAGGTCTTGGCTCCAATCTTCTACGATGCTCCTGGCCACCGTATTTTTGGTAGCTTTTGCAGCGCGGATAATGGCGTTGGCGATAGCCAGTTCTTCGCTGATCTCGAGATCGAAGATGGAGCTTTTGCGCTTGGCTACAGCTTGGGCGATGAACTCATCACCCATCATGAACGCCGTGCGCAGGCGCTCTTTTGCGCGTTCCACCCTCTTGGCCATGGCGGCTTTGAAGAGAGTGACGAGTTCATCGCCCTCGAAGCCGAGCTTCTTGAGCTCCTCGGCCTTTTGTTTGAAGCCGAGGGGGACGCCAGACTTGAGCAGCTCCTGTTGCTCTTCTTCACTGAAGCCCAGTTCCTTCATGAGATCTGGGTCAGGCTCTTCGGTGCGAGGCATGAAGCCCCGCTGTCTGCCATCGACGAAGTCCTCGACGATGGGTTCCAGAGCCATCACTTCAAGCTGCCCTGCAGCGTAATGGACTGCGTCTAACGTGTGTTCCAGCTCCTGCTCTGCTTTTTGGAGCAGTTCTGCTTGGTGCTGGCGTTGCTTCTCGGTAGTGCCTTCTACGCGAATGGAATGTGTCCGCTCCATCGCGTTCCACGCCCTGAAGAGCAGGGCATTCAGAGCTACCCTGCGGGCGTTCATGGGGTTGTTGCTCATGGGAGAGCTGCCTTCGTTGATCATGGTAAGTACTTTGCTCATGGTTCAGTCCTCTTGGTTTTGGTGAATTTCTTCCTCTTCGATCAGCTGTTCGAGAGGATCTTTGCAATTGGCGGGCACTTGCACCCACCAGCCTTCGTCCTTCGAGACGAAGCAGTCTTGATCGACGAGCAGTAACAGCTCGCCGGGTTGTTGCTTCATAGCCATGGTTACCTCCATCTAGTTGCTCTAGAAGCACTAACAACTACTAGCCAGCTTCGCTGGCCTGACAGCGAGCGAAGCGAGCTGGCATCCCGGAGTAACGTAGGGAGGCAGAGAAAAACAAAGTAAATAAGGGGCCGAAGCCCCTTATTAGTCAGATAGGTCTAATCTCTCTGCTACGTTCGACTCTTGCCCACTCTTCACTAAGAATGTACTGTTCTTGCGGATCGAGTTCAGGCAGAGGCTGCCATTCGTTGCACCATTCATTGGCATTGACAGGCAGCATTTGATCTGCCTGTGGGCAGAAGCCGGGGTTAAGACCCGCAATCTTGCAGTTTTTGCAATTAAATTGACTCATCTTTTGTCTCCTATCTAGTTGAACAAGCACCAACCACTACAGGCCAGCGCAGCTGGCGTCCCGGAGTCACCCGTATGGGTCCCCCTTCAAGTTTTCGAAATCCGAAATCCGAACCGGGGTGTATCAAATAGAAGAGGGGGAGGGGTACTTTCACCACCTTACTTATCACATTTTTACTAGGAGCACTCCGTACCTATGTATTTAAATACATTTTTACTAGGAGCACTCCGTACCTATGTATTTAAATACATTTTTACTAGGAACACTTCGTACCTATGTATTTAAATATATTTTTACTAGGAACACTCCGTACCTATGTATTTAAATATATTTTACTAGGAGCACTCCGTACCTATGTATTTAAATATATTTTACTAGGAGCACTCCGTACCTATGTATTTAAATATATTTTTACTAGGAACACTCCGTACCTATGTATTTAAATATATTTTTACTAGGAACACTCCGTACCTATATATTTAAATATATTTTTACTAGGAACACTCCGTACCTATATATTTAAATATATTTTTACTAGGAACACTCCGTACCTATGTACTCCATAGGTACTTACTCTTAACCTCTTATACCTTATACTTGTACTAAATCAGTACTCCCACTAAACTACGCAGTATGCTAAGCCTTGCAGAACAACAGTTTGCAAAGAACCTGGCTCTAGGCATGCCGCAAACTGCGGCTGCCCGTGCTGCATCTGTCCCTGCTTCTAATGTAAAGGACTTGATGGCGAACCCTGAAATACACCAGGCAGTAGCCCAGCATAGACAGGAAATCGAAAATCGTGTGCTTGTTAGTAGGAATGACGTATTACAAGGCCTTTTGAGCGCCGTAGAAGATGCGAAATTACAAGGTGAAGTAATGCCTCAAGTTGCTGCCTGGCGCGAAATCGGGAAGATAATCGGAGCTTACGCCCCTGAAGAGAAGAAAATTACTTATTCTGGTGATGTAACAGTCATCCAAAGAAAAATCCGTGAGCTGGCCGATGAAAAGCTTCAGGAATATGCTTTGATTGAAGGAGAAGTTGTTAGTGAAGAACTTCCCGAAGAACCTACTGAACTTAAGGAGCAAGCAGGTTGAATTCTTCACTAGCTGCAATAGCTAGAGACGAACTTATTCAGCGCGAATTAGCGCGGAAGTCCCTGATAGCTTTCGCAGAACGCTTCGTACCCGGATACTCTGCTGGGTGGGCGCATAAGTTCCTGGCTTCCAAGCTTGAACAGGTATATGAGGACGCTAGAGCCGGAAAAGAGCCTCGTATCATCCTCTGCTACTCTCCCCGTTTTGGTAAGTCCAAAATGGCGTCTCAGCTCTTCCCAGCCTGGGTTTTAGGGCACTGGCCCGAAGCTGAGTTCATGATAGCTTCTTACTCGTCAGCACTAACCCTGGACTTTTCCAGAAACGTACGGGACATCCTAATGTCCCAGGACTATCAGGTTCTCTTCCCTGAAACGCGCATTGACCCAAACGCAAAATCCCTTGAGAACTGGTTCACGACGAAGAACGGTCGTTATTACCCAACCAGCTGGGGCGGCTCGCTTACTGGTAAAGGTGCGCATTTCCTGATCTGTGACGACCTCGTAAAAGACTCCGAGGTGGCCGACAGTGAGTCGCAACTGGATAAGATCTATGAGTGGTATACCTCGACGGCGTTGACTCGTCTTGCTCCCAAGAACAACGCTATCATCCACATCATGACCCGTTGGTCGATGCGTGATCCGGTAGGACGCCTGTTGGAGCATCAAATTGAACAAGAGAAACGCCTCAAGGACGAATACGACCACGCAACAAACCCGGAATTCAAGGAGTTTCTGAAGAAAGAACTCGACGCGCTTGAGCACTGGGAGCTTCTTTCTTTCCCTGCTCTTGCAGAGGCTGATGAGTACGTTACTCCTGATTTACGCCTCACCTATACTCCTGTACCAGGCTCTATAAAGGTACGTTCCAAAGGACAGGCTCTACACCCAGAAAGGTTCGATGAGGCTACTTTGGCGCGTATCAAAGCGTCTCTACCCCCGCGACAGTGGAACGCTCTGTATCAGCAGAATCCAGTGCCTGAGGAAGGCAGTTTCTTCAAGAAGTCTGATTTGCGCCATCAACAAGTTGTACGGCACCCGGAGTTTCCGGTAATTCAGACCTGGGATTTCGCTATTGGTACAAAACAGCAGAACGACTGGACAGTAGGTATTACCGGATTTCTTGATTACAACGGCATCCTGCATGTAATCGACCTTGTACGAATCAAGGCAGGCACCTATGAGATTGTCCAGGCCATGGCTGACCAGATACAGAAACACAGTCCCTCACTGGTTGGTATGGAGAAAGGTCATATCTCTCAAGCCATTTTCCCCGTTCTTGAGAAGGAACTCGTCAGGCGCAGGCTGTACCCTTCTATAAACGCTGAGATAACACCGCTTACCGACAAGGTTCTTCGTGCTCGCCCCCTACAAGGTATGATGCAGCGCGGCATGATCAGCATCGATCCTTCCCAATCATGGTATGAAACATTGAAAACCGAGCTGCTTCAGTTTCCTCACGGTATGCATGATGACATAGTAGACGCCCTGGCTTGGTTGGCTAAACTTGCTATGGATACTCCGGTTCCAAGGAAACCTAAACAATATAAACGTAAATCGTGGCGGGACAAGTTAAGATCACATATGGTAGCATCCACCAAAGGTGCTGGGCATTTGAGTGCCTAGATGCTTACTTGTAAGCAAGTAAGTTTGAAAGAACTAAGAGGTTGGTAACATGGGCTCGATCGATGAAGCGAAACTTATAAACGAGTTACATAACAGGTATCTGTATGTAAGAGACTCAGGGCACCTTGAGTATCAGAAAAAAGCGCGCAAGTGTGAAGAATTCTTCGCTGGCCAACAATGGGACGAAGCTACCAAGCGCCGTCTGGAGCAGCAACGACGCCCCGCGCTGACGCTCAACAAGACACTTTCTTCCATGATGGTGTTGTTCTCTGAGCAGCTTCGGAACCGCGCTTCCATCAACTTCGTTCCTGCCACCTCTGACGCCTCCCCAGAAATCGCTACCATCCTCAACAAGCTTTGGTTGTATACCGCTAATTCGAACAGGCTCCGGTGGGTAGAATCCCAGGTATTCGATGACGGGGTCATTACTGGGCGTGGCTTCTTCGATATTCGCATGGACTTCTCCAAGAACGTGTTTGGGGGGATCAAGATCAGCCACGTCAACCCTATGAACGTGATGATCGACCCTGACGCTGAGGAGTATGATCCTGACCACTGGTCGGACGTGTTCTACTCGAAGTGGCTCAGTATCGAGGACATCAAGCGTATTTATGGTAAGGAGAAAGGGGAAGAGGTTCGACAGGCTTCGTATAACCAGCTCCCGTTGGGCTATGACTTCTATGACGAGCGCCCTGATACGTTTGGTGGGTACGAGTTGGCTCGTCAGGCCGCATATTCCTATGTTGCTTCGATGAACGACTACCGGCGTCGTGTCCGTGTTATCGAGCGTCAGTGGAAACAGGTCGAGATGCAGCCGCACTTCATCGATCTCGAGACCGGGGACATGAGCATGATCCCCGAGGGCATGCCTAAGGAAAAGATCCACGCTATTTGTTGTGAATTCAACGTGGCGGTTATTGACCGTCCAGTAGATGTGTACTACTGGACTGTGTCTGCTGCAGGTGTACTGCTCCATCACGACGAGATGCCCTACAAGCACTTTACCATCGTGCCCTTCTTCCCGGTATTCAGGCGCGGTAAAACTATCGGGATGGTAGAGAACCTCATCGATCCGCAGGAGCTGTATAACAAGGCTCGTTCGCAGGAACTGCACGTTATCAACACGAGCGCTAATAGTGGCTGGAAGGGTAAGATCAGCGCTATCAAGAACATGACGGTCGAGGAGCTCGAAGAGCGCGGAGCAGAGACCGGACTCGTTATTGATATCGATAACCCTGGTGATATTGAAAAGATTACACCTAACCAGATACCTTCTGGATTGGACAGGATCAGTTATGTTGCTGGGGAAGACCTCAAGGAAATCTCTATGGCCAGCGACAGCATGCGCGGGTTCGATAGGGAAGATGTAGCTGCCAAGGCTATCCAGGCGAAGCAGAAGGTTGGAGGTAAGAACTTCGCCAAGATCATGGACAACCTGGCGCATACCAGGACTCTTCTGGCCTCTCGTGCATTGGACCTCATGCAGACCTTCTATACCACCGAAAGGCAGTTCCAGATTACAGGGGAAGGGCTCAAGGCCGAGACGGAGACGCTTGTCATCAACTCTCCGCAAGAAGCACAGGAAGAGTCCACCGAACAGGAAACCCCGTCGGTTGTTAATGACATTACTCTGGGTAAGTACGACGTAGTCGTCTCCACGGTTCCTGACCGTGAGACGGTGCAGCAGACGAACCTGGAGCAGGCTATTCAGCTTCGTGAGCTTGGCGTGCCTATTCCGGACAAGGTTCTTATCGAGAACAGCACCCTCGAAAACAAAGAAGAGCTGCTGGAGACTGAGCCTGATCCACTTACCCAACAGAAGGTCAGTATCGAGCTTGAACAGGCTCAAGCGGAAGTTGAGAAGGTTCGGGCTGAAGTTGCGAAACTCAAAGCCGATGCAGCTCTGTCTCTGGTTCGCGCAGGTCGAGATGTTACTGATGCACAGGTAAAAGAGCATGAAGCAATTCAACCCCAACAGGCCCCTCAACCCGCTACTGCGGTTGACCCTGCAAAGCTTCGAGAGCTTGCCCTCAAGGAGCGTGAACTCGCTCTCAAGGAGCAGGAGCTCAAAGCGAAACAGGCACTGCAGGCCCAAGAGCTTGAACTCAAACGAGTATCGGAAAAAGCCAAGGCTCTTGTTGAGTTGAAAAAGTTGCAGAAAGCAGGTTAATATACCCGCGTACGTACCCACTTATTAAGGAGCAAGTATGTCCGAAGAAATTGAAAACCTGGATCGTGGTGACGAGCTTCTCGAGGAAGAAGAAACTGTCGAGGAGGAAGTAGAGGAAACCGAAGATAATGAGGCAGAAGAAGCGACAGAAGAGGAAGCAGAGGAAGAAGCGGGAGAAAAGGAAGACTCTGACGAAGAGGTTGACGAAGAGCCTCGTATCCCTAAAAAGCGCCTTGATCAGGTTATTCAACAGCGCCGCGCTCTCGAAGAGCGTATCAAGCGCATGGAGCAGGAGCGCGAGGAGCTTCTGAAACAGGCTAAGGAACGCGCTCCGGAAAACGAGTCCAACAGTGACGAGCCCTCTGCGGAGGAGCTTCTCGTAGAGCTTGACGAGAAGATCAACGATGCGCTTCTCGACGGCGACAAGGAGCTTGCCAAGCAGCTGCGGCAACAGCAGCGTGAGCTTGAGAGGCATATTTATCAGCAGGAACTTGAGCGCACTACCCAGACCGCTGCTGCCCAGGCCCGCGAACAAGTTCGTTTGGACGCCACTATCGACTTCCTGGAGTCTACTTACCCTCAGCTCAACCCCGAGTCTGAAGAGTTCAACCAGGATCTTGTAAACGAGCTGGAGTCTCTGCGTTCTGTACTTGAACGCTCTGGCGAATACTCCCCCAGTCAGGCTGTATTGGCAGCAGCGAAGTATGTACTGCGGCCTGATATGCCTGAAACTCCTCCCGCCTCCAAGCCTGCCCCGACTAAGTCGAAGGCAGTCAAGAAAGCTGTGGAAGCAGCCAAGAAGCAGCCGCCTAACCTTAAAGATGTTGGTGAAGATGCTGACAAAGCAGGTATGGTCGAAGAGATCGACCCGCTTAAACTTACCGAGAAGGATCTTGAGACGCTGCCTGCAGCCACGCTGGCGAAACTCAGAGGTGATATCCTGTGAGCAGGAGTAAATATGACCCAGGCCGTATCTTGATGACCTTGTTTGATGAGAAGGGCGCCAGAATCGGCACTGGAGTTATGGAAAGTGACAACTTTATAAAAGCTGTAGAAGCTGGAGAGAGACTAGTACAACAAAAAGAGTGTTCCAGTTTTGTTCTCCATCGAGTTGTGTACAACTCATTACAGAAACCAGGAAATTTTAGTTGACAAGCTTTATTTGCTTGCTAAACTAAGCACAAACCTCTACATACCTGAGCCAGTATGTAGTTGTATACAAGGCTCCCGGTTATCGGAGGACAGCCCCTCCTTAAAAAATGACGGCGTACCGGCACACTTAGGACTTTGGTTCTTGGTGGGCTGTTACGCTTTGGAAAAAGCCCACCTACGACAAGCAGGTGGGCTTTTTCTTTGTGAGGAGCCCTGAAGGTATTAACGATACATGAGGATAAGTTAATGGCACTGACTAATTTTGCAGCGCTTACCGAAGAACAGAAGACCGTATGGTCCATGGACTTCTGGAAGAAGGCGCGAAACAACTCTTTCATTATGAAGTTCACTGGTTCCAGCCAAGATAGCCTGTGCCAGCGTATTACCGAGCTTCGCAAAACTGAAAAGGGCGCTCGGGCAGTCATCACTCTGGTAAATGACCTGGAAGGTGATGGTCGCGCAGGGGATCGTCAGCTGGAAGGTTTCGAGGAGGCTCTGACCTCCGAGGATCTGGTGATCCAGATCGACCAGCTGCGGCACGCCAACCGCAACAAAGGTCGTATGTCCGACCAGCGCTCTGTGGTCAACTTCCGCGAGCAGTCTCGGAACAAACTGGCTTACTGGATCAGTGATCGTATTGACCAGCTGGCTTTCTTGACCCTGGCCGGTATCAGTTACGACCAGTACACCAACGGTGCTCCCCGTGTCGGTTCTGACCTCCCCCTGCTGGAGTTCGCCGCTGATGTGACTGCTCCTTCTGCAAACCGTACCTTCACCATGACCAGCGGTAGCTGGGTGGCTGCAGGTACCACTGGTAACGTCACCCCCACCGACACCCTGACCTGGAAGTCCATCGTTGAGATGAAGGCTTACGCCCAGGAGAACTACATTCGTCCGATTCGTACTCAGGACGGTGTGGACTTCTACCACCTCTTCGTGACTCCGAAGGGTCTGGCTGGTCTGCGCATGGATAACGACTTCATCCAGATCTGCCGTGACGCTGGTGTCCGTGGCCAAGCTAACCCGCTGTTCAAGGGTACTGATACCGTGATGGTAGACGGTATCGCTATCAGTGCCTATCGCCACGTGCCCAACACCACCGGACTGGCCTCTGGCGCCAAGTGGGGCGGTGCTGGTGACGTAGAAGGCCAGACGGCTATCCTCTGCGGTGCCCAAGCTCTGGCAATGGCCGACATCGGCAACGCTACCTGGGATGAGGAGATGTTCGACTACAACAACCAGGTCGGTATCTCCATCGCCAAGATCTTCGGTCTCCTGAAGCCTCAGTTTGAGGGTAAGGATATGTCCGGTCGACTGACTGGTCAGAAAGAAGATTTCGGCGTCATCACCCTGAAGACTGCTGTTGCTCAGTAAGTTTGAACTAAGCCCCTCGGTTACCCGAGGGGCGTAACTGAAGAGGAAACAAACATGGCACTTATTCGTGACTCCATCGGCAAATACAGCCAGGGCGCACAACGCAAGATGTGCGTTGTTGGTAAGGCTACCGCCGCTGATATCGGCACCAACAGCCTCCAAATTGGTGAGATCCCTGCTGGTGCTATCGTGACTGATGCTCACATCGTCATCACCGAGGCCTTCGACGGCACTACTCCGGCACTCACCACTGAGGTAGTGGACGTTGACGGTACCTCCCTGTACGGGCTCCAGAGCGCTGTAGCAGCTACTGCTACGGGTCGTACTTCTGGCGCAGTTACTGCTGATCCCGCTACTGTGGTCGGTATCGTGGCTATTAGTAACTCTGCTGCTGATAGCACGGCAGGCGAGGTTCAGGTGATCGTTGAGTACTTCGTACCTGGCGGTCGCGCAGACGAGAACGCAGGCTGAGTGAAGGGGGCTTCGGCCCCCTTTCTCTCTGGAGAACTCTGATGGCTAAGCTTACAAGTAAGCAGCGTAAAGGCTTGCGCAGAAGTTCGTTCGCGTTCCCGTCACAACGAAAATACCCAGTACCTGATAAGTCACATGCCGCGAATGCGAAAGCACGCGCTAGGCAGATGCTGAACAAAGGTAAACTCTCCCAGAGCGCCTATCAGCGTATCGTGGCTAAAGCTAATAAGGTCCTTGGTAAAAAATGACACTCAGGGAACAGCAAAGTAGGTTCGTAGATATGGTCCGTTTGCTTTTAGCTTATGCGGACTTTCTTGGCTACGAAGTTACTTTTGGTGATTGTTATCGTGACGCTCGCTGTAAGTATGGGCACCCTAGAAGCTTGCACAAGACTCGCAGGGCTATTGACTTGAACCTGTTTAAGGACGGTAAGTATCTTCAAGGCAAGAAAGCACGAGCAGCACATGCCAAGCTTCATGATTTTTGGGACCTTATCGGCGGGAACAAACGTATCGAAGATGATATGAATCACTACAGTTACTCGGAAGGCGGAGGCGTCCGCTGATGGCTGAAAGAAAACTAGAACAAGAGTTTGATTCAATGTCCGAACGTCTTGCCCGGATCGAGCAGAGCCAGATCCATTTGGCGAATCAGCTTGATAAAGTCGTTACGCTCCTTGATCGAATGGTAAGAGTCGAGGAGCATATTGAAGAGCATAAAGAGTCAATGCAGCGGCTGTTCAAGCGGCTAGAGCGGGCAGAGACTCGGATTGCGGAGCAAGAGAAAGAGCTTGCTCGATGGCATACCGGGAAAAAGATTTTCATTTGGGTGATTGGGACTGCAATCTCAATCGGCGGTTTGGTTTTGGCTCTTTCGGCAAGTGGCGCTCTGGGTAAGTGAGACGAGCGGCGTTCTTCGAGTTATTGACGGAGAACCAGAAGAGTTACCCGAGTATCGGGTTCTTGGAGCTTTAGCTTTCCACGGAGACGTCGTCCTTATTGAAGGACTGCATGGAAAGGCTAAACTTTGTGAAGTAAAGCAGTTTTACTTGATGATGCGGGAACGTGGGTATCGGTGGCTTTTGGCACGGAGAGTTGGAAACCACCGGCTTCCCTGGGCAAGGAAGATTGAACGAGAAGGAGCTTTTCAAGGTTGGCACGAGGTCGATTTAAATGAAGTACCTGATTGAACGGCTTAGTGAGCCATCGACTTACGGAAGTCTTGCTGGACTTGCGCTGCTGTTTGGTGTTCCGCAAGAGATTTTCAACGAGTACGTAAAGGCAATCGCTGGTGTGTTTTTCTTTGTACAAGCGCTTGCGCCGGAGAAAGGAACCAAGAAATGAAAGTCCTGGCCTATAAAGGAATTAGTTTAATCAGCAAAGCCATTCGTTGGCAAACGCGCTCCGAGTTCTCGCACATTGCTGTGGAGTTGAACGATGGCTCTGTTGTAGAGGCATGGCACAAAGGAGGAGTGGTACACTCTGGATCGTTCCGTGCTCTCCACACTCCAGGGACTGAGGTGGTAGTTTACGAATTTGATCCTGGACTGACCGAAGAACAGGAGCTCGCCCTTGAAAGATGGCTTCTTTCCCAAGTCGGGAAGAAGTATGATTTTCGCAGCGTGTTCCGGTTTCTTACTCGTCGCAAAGCTCCGGCGGATGACATGTGGTTTTGCTCTGAATACTTACTTACTGGTTGTATCAAGATACATAACCGGCTGCTTAATGGTAACCCTTCAGAGCAATCCCCACGAGATACCGTTATGAGCCCTAAGTTGAAGGCAGTAGATGTGAGGGTATGTTGATGTATCGTTATAGAGCCGAGGTTATTGACGTTTACGACGGTGATACGGTTACAGTAGATGTGGACCTTGGACTCTGTATTTGGGTACGACGACAAAAGATCAGACTTTACGGGATTGATGCTCCAGAACTGCGCGGAGAAGATCGAGGGATTGGAATCAAAGTTCGGGATTGGCTTCGTAATCGAATTGCAAACAAGCGCATTGTTCTGGAAACGATTAAAGACGAAAAAGGGAAATTTGGTCGCTGGTTAGGGAAGATCTGGATTGACGGTGTTTGTGTAAACGATGAGATGCTTGAACTTGGATTGGTGAAAGAATATGGAGATTGAATGGGATCGCAAGACTGAGTATCTGTGCGAAGAGACTGACCAGGTTCGTGTCTTCGCTACAGAGTATTTTAAGGACAATGAAATGGTTCGAAGGGACGTTCGTGTTGAAGTGAAAGAAGGCTTTCTTGTTGAAGACGAGGTGAAAAATGGCTAACACTGCTGGGATTTGTAATTCCTACAAAACCGATATGCTCACCGGGAAACACAATCTCGGCGGCACTGATGTATTCAAACTGGCGCTGTATGATCCTACTGCGACTATTGATCCTACTATTACGGCATATACGGCTACGGGCGAAGTAAGCAGTGCTGGTTACACTGCTGGTGGTGCAGCTGTAACGAATGGCACCCCGGCTTATGATGCTGTAAATGGTGCCGCGCACTGGACGCCCACTGCTGATGTGCAGTGGACTGGAGTGACGTTTTCTACTGATTGCGCTCTGCTCTACAACGACACTGATGCAGGTAAAGCGGCGATTGCAGTGTTTACGTTCACGTCGCAGACTGTGACGAATGGTACGTTTACTCTGCAGATGCCTGTTGATGATGGTGCTACTGGACTTATCAGGGTGGCGTAATGAAAAAGGTTCTGTTGATTCTTCCTTTTCTTGGTGGTTGTGCTGCTATGGGCGGCGGAGCTGATTACAAATACACGCACATTGACAAGAACGGCGCTAGTTGCGAGATCATCGTCGGTAGCACTCGTTCTCTGTCTGGTGTGTCGATCACTATCGATGACAAGTGCCAACTGACGGCGGATGCGGAGTCGGCTACTGCCAACCGCAAGATGCTGGAGGTAATGGGTAAAGCGCTCGACAAGATTCCGGCATTGCCGGTAGGAGGTATGTAATGCCTTTACAACCTGTTCCTATTCCCCAGCACTATAGCGCTGATGTAGGGTACAAGGTACTTCGTCCGTTAAAGCCTTACCTTGAAGCAGCTAAAGCCCAGCTTGTTTCTGGGCTTACTGCTGATAGGGGTAAGCATATGATGGTGAGTCTCCAGCGAATTACTGAGGGTATCCAGCAAGCTTACGAGAACGGCGAGCTTGATGGTGATGCAACTTGGAAAGCTTTAGCAGGAGACACCCTTGTCCAATTACAAGCATTCGATACTGCAGTTGGACCCATCATGATTTCTTACTCCAACCAAGCTGGTCAACTTGTTGCACAACGAGCTCAGGATGTCGCTAATGGGGCGAGTTTGCCTTTGCTCACCTCCGATGAGGCGTTGTCTGAGATTGTTATGGCCGACGCCGACATCAACGTTATCCTGACCGAGGTCAATAAGCTGCTGGGGGTGTGACGTGGCACAGCTCCTAATCAACACTCGTACTCACAAGGTTGTTACCGTGCAGCCCGATAGCCACCGATGGGGGCGCATGGAGAGCAAACAAGCATGGCTTGCGTCTGGGAGGTTGGAGCAGGATTGGCGCGGCTCTTTCGTGGTGCTGAAGGCGCCGAACCGCCCGTTTACTGCGCTTCAAGACCTGGCTGGTGCGCAATTTCATGCCGACATGCTCACCCCTGACGAGCGGGCTGTGCTTGAGAGTGATGGGGAGCTGACCGTGCAACCGTGGCAGCTTGAGTTGCTTGTGAGCTGATGGCGACGGAAGTAATCCATTCTGTTGATGCATCTGGCGCTGGAGACTACACCACGCTGGAGGCGTGGCGTGATGATCAATCGCGCGATCTTGTTACGGCCAATGAGCTTGCTGTTGCTGAAATTTCAGGGCAGGTAGTTGTTTCAGATTTTAACCTATCTGCTACAGCAGGCACTCCATGGACAGTAGATACAGCCCATTATG